ATCAATTTCTCTCTTCAATTTTGCTGTTTTACTACACTTGGCTTTCGACCAGAACTGGCAAGGTGAACCACCCATTAATAGATCGACTCCATTAAAATCCTTGAAGTCGGTAGAAAATACGTCACCATATCTTTTGATATCAGGATAATTATATCTACTGATTTTGATTGCATTCTCTTCAATTTCAAATGCGTTATACTCACTGACTGAAATATTGGCTTTATCTAATGCAACTCTTCCACAAGAGATTCCATCAAATAAACTTAATACTCGTAGCCCTTGAGAATTATTTTTTTCTTTATTCTCTGTCAAAATACACTATTTTACAGAGGTTACGTAACCATAATTACCTAGGAGTTACTGTTTAATTCCTTTCTTCTTGATTATTTTGTTGTAAAATCCTATGGAATTAACACGTCTGCTAAAACCATAGAAAAAAATAATTCTTGTTACTTTTATTTGGAAAATTTGGCTGAATCGCCAAGATAGAAATTTCTATATATGATTATTCTTCGCCTTGAAATGATTTAATTCGATTTTCTAAATAATCAATCTCTTCATTCCAATGGTCTATTAACATCTCTTCAATTTGATGCTTTGCATCTTCTATACTGTCTGCAAACAATGTATCATATTCAACATTTAGTTCTTTTGATACATATATAAATATGTTTTCGTCTGTCTCATCTTGTACAAAACCAGCTACTACATTTTTTTCATCATCTTCTTCATAAAATTGACTAAAATGTAATTTATAACATTCCTTACCAAATTTATTCTTTTCACCTGTTTTCCAATATTTCTTCACTTTATCACCTCGCTTAATTTGGCTGACCAACCTTTGAATAGAATTACTTCTATATTAGATTATTCTCTACTTTACAAATGGATTATCCATAATATGGTCATTAATCATATTTTTAAATCCAAAAGGTGAATCAATCACCCTATCTGAATATTTGAATTGTTGTAAAAATCTGATTACATCACGAGCATCACCAGATGATAATGGCATAAATGATACGTACTCTGGGTGACCTTTAATACATACAACAGCCCAAGAATGGTCGCTATGTAAATGAATATCAGTTCCGACATCCATCATTGAATTTATTAATTGATGACAATCATTGACTAATCTATATGCGTCTGAATATTGGTTTCGTGCCATTTGCATCTGTATAGTAGATTTTTGCAAGTCCTTTAATTCAGTCTCAAAGAACCAAGTTCTTAATTTATTTCGTATTTTATCTTTTATTTTCACGTTCTCACCTCACTTTACAATATCCTAACAATCTGTTCATACAAACAAATATCTCTGTCATTGATTGCCTTATTTAAATGCATATGACCAAACAGATGTTTTTTGTATTCAGTTGTAGCTTTCACTTCTTCCAAATAATTAGTCAATATATCTGATTCATATAATCCTTTACCACCCATAAGATACAAATCTGATGTAGAAGGGCTATGTGTAATAATATAATCAACTATATTGTTATTTTCTTTTAAAACCTCTAGTCCATACTGCATTTCTTCATCTGTTGGCAATTCCTCTTTCCACCAAGATAAATCCTTGATACGATACATATACTTACCTTGCTTATCAAGCTTCTTGGCTTCTTCTCTCCAATCCTCATCATTATAATCAAGAATGCCATCTTGAATATCATGACTTGATGCTCCACCAAAAGCAAAAAATTTCTTATCTTCGATAGTGAAAACCTCACCACGCATTAAGTGAAGTACATTGGATCTTATTTCATGAACCTTACCTCCATGCCATTCTTTTACAGGATAAGTCACAAGCCTTTTATGATTCTCGTGATTTCCGTCAACAAATATAGTTGTGAATGGTTTCTGATTTAACCAATCCAACCAATATTTTTCCTGTTTGCTTTCACCATCTCTGTTCCATACAAGACCAAAATCGCCAAGAATAATTACAATGTTCTCATCTTTATTTCCAGAGAAATCTTTCTGTTCATAGAAACTATCTTTACTTAATCTTACAGGATTTCCATGTATATCGCCTGTTACAAATACTGCCATAATTTACCTCTTACACACTAAAATCTCAACATCCATATCTGCAAAAACATCTTTAATCTGTTCTGAGACATCATTCCAGTTCAACCTATCTAACCCACAACCAATTACAGGCATTGCAATCTTTTTGATATTATTCTCTAAACAAATCTGTTTCATCTTTTCGAGTGCGAATTTCATTGTGATAATTGTTGGCTTGTGAAAATATCTCTCTTTTGTAATAAGATTAAATACTCTACCCTCTAATAGACAGTCACCACCAATTCTCTTATGAGTATACTGGTTAAGATAATCTGGATATTTTGTCTGCAATTTTCGTTTCATATCAAATCTTTTATTGAATTCAACTACAATTCCTTTACCCATTCCAAAATCTGCACTAATACAATGTGCTAAATAATAATCTTCTGGTACTTTAAATAAGTCTTTGCGATCTTCTCTATACGTCATTTATTTCACCTCACTTATTCGTAATCATATCCAAAAACAACAACTCATCTTTCTTCAATGTAATATCATAATCTTTCCACTTTTCCATAAGCCCCCTTGTATCAAATCCATGTGGAACTACAATCGCAAACCCATGCGGTGTCTTATGACAATTCATATCAATAAGTTTTATACCAGAAAAATGATTAATGTCTGATAAAAAATCTGCTACTAATTCTCTATTATCAGTATCAAAATCAAATAGCCATTTGCTCTCATCACGATTTTGTACCTGCTGTGCAACAGATGCTAATGTGCGATTTAACCGAGTCATACTTAGTTTATCTCTTAGCAGACGGATAACAAACTCCTTTCTGATTTTTTCTTCATTTCTTGAATTAACCGACCTATACAACCTTGTCTGTTCACCAGGAACTCCTTTAGCTGCAAAACTCTTAAAAGCTTCAATTACCTTGTCTTCATTCTCTTTATACTCAAGAATTGTTTTTGCTCGTTCCCTGAAATTTGGAATATCTTTGTTGTCCTTATTACGAGAACGAATCAGATATACATATAAGTTTGACATTGTATTATTCTCCTTAAATCCACCCAATATCTCTTGGTGTAATCTCAACATAACAATTTGGTTCACATGATTTTCCAAAATTCACGCCAATGAAAATACTTGTGCCTCTCAATGACATTTCTGTACTTGAAATCTTACAAAATTTTGTAATATACCACGGCAATTTATTCTTAATCCATGTCATTCTCATAGTGTTGCTTTCAGAAATTTTCTCATACAGTGAACATATTTCATTTTTCTTTGTTACATGTTCTTTTCTATCCTCAATAATTTCATCCATACATTCCTGACGCATCTTGTAGTACTGTTCGTCAAGACTCTTTGACAATTCAGATAACGATGCCTGAATACTTTTTAATCGTTCATAACTATTTCTATTTTTCATGTCTTAACCTCCAAAATTTCATAAGAAATGTGCGTTTCTTTCTAGCGTAAAATATATACCATATATAGTATATATTGCTTATTAATACTATATATGGTATATTTGTAACAATTACTCACTTAATTCTGCAAGTGCCTTATCCAGATCCTCATCAGACATGTTCTCAAGTGCTGCATCCTGTCTCTTAGCCTTGATTTCAAGCAATCTTTGTCTCATCTCAGCATTTTTCTTAGCGTCTTCTCTCTTCTTTTTCTCATCCAACTTCACGCCAACAATATACTTAACAATTTCAATCTTGTTAGAAATCTCCTCATCTTTCTTTGACTTAGTATTCAGAAGACTCTCTTCCTCAGACTTCTTTACTTCCGCATTGAGTGTCTTAAATACTGAGTCCAGATTTGTGAGAGATAAATCCCACAAATCAATTACGTTAATCATTCCTCTGAATGGGAACTGATAGTTTGCTCTTGTTGCATTGATAAATAATTCGTTGTTTGTCATAATAATAATCTCCTTTTCTAATTCTAATTAAAACTTAATCTTCATTACACGCTCTGTTGCGCCCTTAACCTTAATAATTAAATCTTCTCTCTTTGTCATAGAGAATCCAATTCCTGAAAGCTGATCATCAGTATCTTCTACATGACACTTAGCACCTAAAGCCTCGAACACTCTCTTATGCTTCATTAAATCATTATCAAGGAACTCAAGATAGAATCCATTAGGCTCTTCGCTATTTACACAATCCTTCAAGAAAAAGAATAAATGTCTATGACCAATTCCATCCTGCTCGTCAAAATAGTTTGGACTGTAACTAATTACTGATACAGGAACAAACTGATTTGTATTTACACCCCAAATCTCACGGCTTGAAATAGATGAATTTCCTGCTAATTTCTCCT